ATCAGCTATATCTACATTAGCTTTTTCAATATCTTCGGTAGCTGGTTTGTTTACTGACTCATTTATAAATTCTTCTAGCTTACTTGCGTACCATCTTAATTTACCAGCATCATTCGACTCGTCTTGTATAGAACCTTTCAATCCTATGCGTGTATTGTATTTCATTATTGTGCCTTTAAGATAACCTTTGTATTCCTCATCAGTTAGTTTAGCACGAATAACTTTTATTGTTTCGATACCTTGTAAATAATGTGGAGGGTTTTCCACAACATCATTCATATCCATCTGAATTACCTCATTTTAATTTGTGTAACAACGACTCTAACATATGTATATTATGCTCGTCAATTATTATTGAAAATCCTTTTGAAGTTTGAATATCTTTGAGATGTTTCTTTTGAAGTGCAGTAGGTTTACCTCCGTTGGCTTTGCACTCTATACCAACGAATAATCCTTTGTAACAAGCAATGATGTCAGGCACACCACTTGCACCGTAACCCCCTGTCGATGGCATACAATGATATGCACCTAGCTTGTCTAATATGTTTTTTACTTTTACTTTAACTTTCTTTTCAGGTGTCATCTAATATAAGAAATGGGTAATTAGCCATTCTTTAAATAAAAAAAGGGACTCATAAAGAGTCCCCTTGAGAGATTTATAATGAGTAGAACTATTCTACATCATCTTTCTTCTCTTGTGCAACACCTACAACAAATAATGTTGCTCGTTCACAATCCTCATCTAAATTAAAATTAGAACAAACTTCATTCCAATCGTTTTTAAAGTCAGCCTTGTTGATAACAAACATACCCCCTGAATTGTAAGGTTTCCAACTATTGTCTGCTAACGCTTTCTCTTGTTTCTTAGTTAGTTCAAATGTATTACTCATGTTCACTCTCCTCTATTTGTTTTAAAAGACTTTCGGCACACTCCATTCGCCCTACATGAATGTCGTATGAGCCATCGCTCATCTCTTCTGTTCCGTCCACAACAGGGGCGTTGTGTTGTATTTCATTTACTAGCCATTGCTTTATTTGTTCTACTGTCATAACGCTTTCTTCTTTTACTTCTTCAAGATGATTAACAAGCATATCTAAACCATCACACACACCTTTGTATTCAGCTTGTGTGTGGCTATCATTAACCCATTCCTTATCAGCTTTAATATCTATTACTATATTTTTTATTTGTTCTAATGTCATAACGCACCTCCATATTCATCGTACATAGGTTCTTCACACATAGCCTCATAAACCTCCTCATAATATTTTTCGATTTCTTTGTCCGATAACTGATAGTCTTGCTCGTATCCATCGTCATCTGAGTATGTTGCTATTGGGTAGATAGCGGGGAAACTCCCCCCGTCATCATGGTCAACGTCATACAGAATATCTATCTGGACTTCTACTTCGTCTAGGGCTTTGTTGGTTACCCACGCTGACCCATCCCAGTTGTTTGTGTACCATCTTTTAGTCATGATAGCCTCCTCGATATTGATAATCTTCTCGGTCAATATCTTCTTGTTTCTCTACACGAATATCACAATCAGCTACTTCCCATTTATTATCCTCAGTAGCCATTCGCTTAGCCTCCTCTGTGTTACTTGCTACTACATCAATAGGTACACAATACTGTGTAATGAATACCCTATATCTTTTATGCCCACTCATATCTGTCCCCCTATAAAATAAATTAATATTAATGTTGTAATCACACCGATAGCAAAACCCAGAAGTCTGTTGTTTCTTGCCTTGAGTTTTTCTAACTGATAATAAGTTTTTGTTTTCATATTACTTAGCCTCCTCTACGTTAAATAGTCCAATGTAAAAATCATAATCTCCCCAACCATAAGAGGAACCCCTAGTCCATGTAACAATATTCAACTCGTGGTCTAGATATTTATCATCATCATTCCAATATGGCTTGACAAAATACTTACCAATAATTGAGTCATTGTCATTACATTTGTCTTTGAGTCGTATTGCCCACATAGGTAATAGGTGTCCGTACTTGGAAAAGTTTGGTAAGTCCTCTATCTGCACAGGAAACTCCTCGTCTTCTTTGATTGGCTTATGTTCTTTGCCCAAAGCCCAATTACCATGCTTGTCTTTTTCATATACCATTTCATAGAAACTTTCTCCTATGCTACTGTACCCAATAACATAGATAGGCTTTGAGAGAGCCTGTGATTGAAGTGCCTCAGCCTGTGCTATCTGTGTTTCTAATGTATTGAACTCTTCCAAATCTTCCATAACTGAATTATGATTGACTGTGTTTGTGCTAGTCCCATTGCTGACTGCGTTATACATTTTCAATAACGAATGGTATTGGCTACCACGAATATCTTTTCCATCATATTCTTCTACAAATTTAGATTTTGTATTGGTTGCATTATTAAACTTATTTGCAATATGTTTTGTGCCAATAGGGTATATAACTTCCGTACCCTTGACTGCATTACGTCTGCGAACATTCTTCATAAGAGAACTCATCTTGTTTGATACTGTATGATGTGTGTCCCCTCTCTCTTTGAAAGCCTCAATGCACTTATAAGAATAGTAAGGTTTATCATTGTCATCTTTGCCTGACGATATTACGCAAGTAGGTATGTTGTTCTTACCTAATGCATAAGCATTAGTTTCTTTTGAGTCAAGTTTAATATCATTCCCCCAACTTCTACTTTGCTTGACTGCTCTGATAACTTGAAGTCCATATGTCCCATGGAATTCTTCTATCAATGGTAACTGCCCATTGGTTTCTAAGTCTGCTACTTGCTCAGGTGTGAGCATATGTTGTTGTGATAAAAATTGTTCTAAGTCCATGTGTATCTCCTTATATATGTTATGGCTAATTAGCCGATTGTTATTTAGTCTTGGTACCTTACTGCCTTTGCATTGCTTGGTAGAGAATCATCTCTTTCAGTGCATACCCAAAGACTTGGCATGGTGCTTTGCCATTCAGGTTTATTGAAATATCCATCAGTCAATACGATAAGAGCCTCAGCTTTTATCTTCTTGTCAATCAAATACTTGTCAATACATTCAGGGTTAGTACCCCCTCCCCCTGTTGCTTTGAGTAAGTCTTTGATATATTCATATTGTTTTGAGTCGAACACTTGCTCACTAGTTACTCTCGTGTCCCACCACAGAACTCTGACTTTCTCAGGCTGAGTATTTACACATATCGCAGATAACTCAGAAGCGAATGTGTTCAAAACATCTTCATCAATTGAGCCTGATACATCAATCGCAACGACCAACTCTCCGACTGCCTCATCTTCAACAGAGGGCAAGTAGATGTCATTGACCATGTGTCGCTTGTTGAACTTTCGCCAAGTGTATTCATCTTGACCTTTCATAGAAGATTGAATGAAGTCACGTAGTACGTCCTTCCAATCTATCTTTGGTGCTAGCATATCTGTAACACTTCTAGGTATCGTGCCTCCTAGTTTACCTGCCAAGATTTGTCCTTGTCGCATACCCTCCTCAATAAGTTTCTCATGTTTCTCAGCTGACTCATCACTTTCACCACCCTGTGCATTTTCAGTATCATGTTCATCAAGAGTTTCTCCACTCCCAATCTGTGATTGAAATTGTTCAGGGTCCTCCTGTTTCATTTTCTGTAAGTCTTTTAGTATGTCATTGACTGACCAATCGTGATACTTCGACTCATACAGTCCACCCTCTGGAAGTTTTACAAATGACTCATCTTTGGTAGATACAATCATATCGTTGACCACATAGTCACAAGCAATGTTGACCAACTGTCCCTCCCCTTTTTTCATAAGTGATTTGAACCGTAGTATGTGTTTCAATGCCACGTGTCCATTCTCATGCCATACCAATGCACGTAACTCAGCGTCAGTAAGTTTACTGATAAACTCTCTACCATAATACTTGTTGAGTCCATCAGTCTTTGCAGTCGGACAATCATCAACAACCTCACTTTTACCCATGAGCATAATGCCTGAGAACAAAGCAGTTCGCTTGTCCCTCATGAGAGAGACGTGAATTTTCTCAAGTCTCTCCTCAGGTGTGATTGTGTTAGTTAGAAGTCTTCCTTTCATGATAAGTCTCCTAGTAAGTGTTTGTTAGCAAGTACGAACTCTTGTATCTTTTTGTTATTCTTACCGAGTCGCACACCCTTTTCCATAGTCATGAACATGGTTACAAATATTGCAGACATCTCTTTGTTTTTGATACGTTCAAGATAGTCCATGAATGATGTCAAATCATCTTGCGTCTCAACCTTATCAACTGCTTGGAACATCAGTATTACTTTGGCAGTCAAATTCTCAGGGACAGTAGCAGTATCAGGGTTTTCCATGATTGACTCCCATGTAGGTAACTCCCTCTCAAGTGAAAAGAACGCACACATATCAGCACTTGCACTCCGACCAATCGTACCTGAAAGAGCTACCTCAGTAGCATTATCACCTAGAATATTTCTATTCTCTACAATCACACTACATTTCTCAAGTGAACGTGGTGATACAAAAGACAACTCATTTTTCTTTGGGTTAAAAATGTATGGGTTTTCTGATTGACCACTATCAAGATAACTATGCAATGCTTTCGGTGTCAACTGTACCCACGCTCTTACCAATGGTGAAACATCATTGTTGTTTGCCCACTTCAACCATTCTTTAGCACTTGGTTTTTTCATACGCATGATACATACTCTGTTACCCGCATGAGCCAACATGCCATCACCCAATCCATCAGACTGATTGTTACTTGTAGCAAAGACCATTGAACCCTCAGGTAATGGTGTATCACCCACAGTTCTTTCGAGCATTAGTCTTGTGAATATAACTTGTAATAACTTTGGTGCTTTCATAAACTCATCAAGCAATATAACTTTTGGTTTCTTGCTATCAAGTTTGAATATCGTACCCACATATGACTCAAGACTTTTGGTACTATGATTTGGAATAGTCATAGCTATGTCGCTCATGTCTTTGACAGGACAGTCAACATAGATGTAGTCATACTTATCACCCAAGTCTTGTTCGAGCATTTTGAGTATTGATGTTTTACCACAACCTGCCTCACTCTGTATGACAGGTGTAATAGTTCTAGCTATCGCAGGGATAGTGGTGCGTAGTTCTTCGATTGTAATTTGTTGGTGCATTGTGTATCTCCTTATATATGTTATGGCTAATTAGCCGTTTGTTAAATAAACTTACCAAGAATGTCATCAATACCATCTTTGACTCTTTTCCTAGCTACTACACTTTCTTTCAACTGCTCGGTGGTTACACCATTCAGAACTTTTCCAAGTGACTCAATCGTACTATCCAGTTTCTCAGAGTCTTCGTTGTCTAAGAGTTTGAATTTCGTGTATGTTTCGCATAACTCTTTTGCTTTCTGCAAGGTGCTACCATATATCTTTCGTTTCTGTTGCGTAACTTCCCCTGTCTTTTGACTTGTGAATTCTTTGTAGCCACAACAGTGGGAGATACTTTCCATGACCTTTGTAACTCGGTCAATTTGTTGAGATAGAACATTTTTAACTATGCCCTCCGTTTGTCGTTGATAATTAATCTTCAGGTCTCTAGCTAGGTCATCTGATACTTGACATCTAAAGTCTTGGTCAGGTACTTCTGACACATAGAGATTGAGTGAGAACTTTGCTCTGACCTCCTCTGCAGTGGGATAGTCTGAACTATCATACATATCACCCTGTTGTAATGCTTGGTTAGTAACTGCTTGAGGATATTGAGCAATGAAGTCATCAACTTGTTGATTGAATAAGTCTTCATACATAGAAAACTCACGTGTGAAACGTGGCAAGTCAACATTCGGTATCAGGTCTTGTGAATGGTTCCACCTGTATGCCGATTGACTAAGCCAATTGTATATCTTTTGCCTTGTATTGATAATGTCTCGATACAAAGAATTGCCTTGCAACAGACTTTTGACAAACTTACCTGAGCCTCTGTCTGCTTTCTTATTGTCAGTAACTTCGTCTGCAATGTTACGGTCTTGCTTTGTAGCAGTCCAAGTCTTGACATCTACCGACACCAATACTGCTGATGTCGATAATGATATAAGATGTTTCGGTGTTTCTAGTTCTATGCTTTGATTGTGCATATTGTTCTCCATTTAAGTTATATAAAATACTTCTATACTTTGTGCTACTTAACGCCCTTTCATACCCTCCTTATACTGTTTGTTAATCTCATCTACAAATTTTCGCAACTCATCTTCGGTTGGAAAGTTCGTAGGCTCATCACTTGGCATACCCCATGCCCTGTGTTTTTTCTCTACAACATCTTTAGCTTTAGTATGTGACATTGTGTATCTCCTTATATTGTGAATGGTTAATTACCCATTACTTGTTTAAGAAAGCTATCAAATAGAATACTTCTGTCGCTTTCATAACTCTATTATACCGTAACTTTACATATAAGCCAATAGTTTACAAATAAGGTATACGGTCTTCCGCCACTGTGTGTATCAAGTTATATAGAAGTTTTCTGTGTAATGTATTCTCGCAGTATAGGTTGATTCAGCGTGTGTATGTTAGGTGTTAGTTTTCTGTTTATTAGGGTCTAATTAGCCTACTTGCTACTGTTTACGCTATGTTCCAATGTTCCAACTCTTGTTACTTTACTAAAGATACGGAACACGAGTATTTTCTGAGGTTTGATTATGAGTTAAGTTATTGTTATATATAGTTTATTTAATGTTTATAGTATTATGTATTTTATACTTGTTCCAATGTTCCAAGCGTTTTCGAATGATTTCCCTGAGTGCTAAAATTTCCGACATCGCACAAGAGGGACTCTTGCTTTCTAAAATCTCCCACCCCAAGCCCCCCTTGTTTTTCTTTGGAACATTGGAACAACATCAGGTAACTCATTGTCTACAAAGAACAAATCGTGTTCCAAAGTTCACTACAAAACGGTACGCATTTTGGAACATGATGACGCATCTTGGAACATAATGTCATATGGAGGTTTTCTAAATGAAGCCTAAATAAGCAATGGGTAAATAGCCGATTGTTATTTTAGGTTGGGCAAAAGGTTTCGAGTGAGCGAGAGAGCGAGAGAGTGATAACTGGTTTCAATTTATTGAGACCAAAAAAAATGCCCTGAGTCTTTCGACTCAGGACATAGGGTATTTCAAGTGATAAAAACTTAAGACTGATTTTCACGTTTTACAATATCAGAAAAAAGTTTTCTCAATTTTACGACTTCAGGTTTTACCTCTAACCATGATAACCCTAGAGCATCACCGTTATCAATGGCTTGAATTACACCTTTATTATCTTTACCTAACCAGCGGTCTATCATTTCAACCATTGATTTTGACTTGGATAATTTACGACGGCTAACAGTTTTTGATTCTTTAGTCGCATTACCGTCTAAAGTTTTAACCTTACTTCTAATCCCCTCTTTAACCTTTTTAACCGTATCAGCTACTAATTCGTAGCCCATAGGGTTTTTAGATTGTAAAGAATTTAAAAACGCAGGTTTTTGAGTATAAGCAAATATACCGTCTTCACTATCTAAAGACATATTGATAGTATGTCCTTTTAAACGTGTATCAGGAGTAGCTACACCTTCAAATTCTTTTTTAGATACTTTTACATATCCTGAAGATTGAAGATGATAATAACCTATAAAATCATCAAGGTTATTTTTTGCTATCCAGTCTTTACAGAATTGAAATTTCACACCGTTATAAACAGTCTTCAAGTTTTCATCCGTATTACGTTTAGTTTTAAAATCAGGATAGACTGTAAATAATTCTTTAGCTACTGATACAACGTTTTCAGTCGCATTAAAAAATTTACTTGCCCATACTGCAACATCAAAATCCTTACTACTTACAGCTTTATGTAACTTACTCATAATTGAGTCCTTTTAGTTATAGCAGAAAATACTGCCATGCAATCTTTATACCTTATGCTAGACTTCACACCTAATTTTACGAATGGTTAATTAGCCAAATACTATATAAAGACGGCAAGAGAGTCACGCGAGGGGGTGATAACTGGTTTCAGTTAGAACAAAAAAATAGAAGCCCCGAAGGGCTTCTGGTTAATCAATAAGCTTCAGCTACAAGCTCCGTCTTGACACGAGCTGCAAAGTTAATCTTTGCATCAGCCAAACATTTATCGTTCGGCGAAATCTCACTGACCACATAGTAAGAACCGTGTCCAGTGCTTTCAGGCATGTCAACTGGATACACCCAAGTAACGTAAGATGCATCTTGTTTACGCCAATCAACTAAGATAACTCCAGTTGTTTTACCGTTGTATACTGCAAGAACTTTACCGCCTAAGCGATGTTTACTACCGACTGTGTAAGTCATAATATATAAGACAGGGTGTTGCCACCCTGAATCCTTTTAGTTATTTAAAATTGTCTTGCTCTTACTTCAGCAGGATTAGGATGTTCTCTTAATCCTTTAACCGATGTAGCTATCTTGCATATTACTGCAAGAGCTTCAGGGTTTAGTGTGATACCTACCACATTACTGCAGGTATATTTAACATGGTCTGATATTTCAATCATGCCGTAGATGGGTATCCAAAAGTTAGTAACAGTTCCATCTTTAACTGTATGTGCATCTATACGTTTAGTTAATACATCCATCTCATATTCACCAAACCATATAGGTGCTTGCATCCAATAGTATGTTAGTGCTGTCTTAAGTTCTTGTGCTTTCATAATATATAAGACGGGGAGTTAACCTCCCCGAATCCTTTTAGTTAAACGATTGGGTAATAAATACCAAGCATGTATCCTGCAATTAAACATGCAAGCCCTATGCATGTACAACTAACAAACATATCGAATGCATGTTGCTTATATATATTGTTAGCAGTTTGTTGCAGTTGTGTCTGTGTATATATTGCACGTTCCATAATGTATCTCCTTTTAGTTATGTAAAATATAATCAGCATTAAGTGATGCCTTAATGTATTTATACCCCTATATGCTCTGCATGCCTAACCCACCGCCCCCCTATACCACACATTTGCCGATGGGACTCCACGCTACATACATACATACTAAAACGCATAAATAATCACACCAAAATGAAACACCACCCCCCTTACTTTACAAAAGGCTAATTAAAAAAATATTTTGCAAAAAATCTGTAAAACCAGGTATACTTATTTTGTAAATATGTATTTCCTTTTAGTTATTTACATGGGGCCTACTTTATCTCCATTTAGTAGGCTTCACTTACGAGTGATTCTCACTACCGCCTCAGTATAAAAACTTCTATATAATCTACTACATGAATAATATTTCTATCTATGTAACGTTCCTTTTATTACTCTTTGCTTATTGCCTTGGACTAGTTTATTAGTTATACTGCAAACTTAGCTGCAAAATAACTAAGGTGTAACAGCAAACACATGTCAGATGATAAACATATAGTAGTCGTGCCTAATATAGAAAAAGAGGTTCCTCTACCTAAAAATGCTACCGAAGCATTTCCTAAGTTATCTTTAGAAGACGAGATCGAAGTTCGGTCTAATACTATAAAATTAGTATCGGATATTGCAGGAGAGAACATTGAGCCTTCAAAAGAGAATCAGGAAAAAGCAAAAGAAATTGCTAAAGAAATGATAACTAACCCCGAACTCAGACCTGAGTTTGCAAACTACCCTAACGAGACTATTGCATTTTTAGCTGGATTAGTAGCACAAAGTAACCACATGATTGTCCAAGATTTAGCTGACTTAAAACTACATGTTGTAAACAACTTAGTTAAAGAAGCTGAAATGGCAAAATCATCAAGAGAAAGAATAGCTGCATTAAAAGCTATAGGTGAAATAGATGGAGTAGATGCTTTTAAAAGAAAAACAGAAATCACACACATTAGTAAATCAGGTGAAGAATTAGAAAAAGAATTAAGAGAAACAATAGAACAGTTAAAAGGTAAAGTTGTTGAAGGAGAGCATAAGGTAATAGAAGACGATGATTAGTGAAGCAGACTTAGATTTATTACAGAAGAATCTACCTAACATGTCCGAGAGAGACAGACAAAAACATCTAATCCTTTTAAAAGAATATAAGAAAGAATTAACTAAAACACAGGGGAAGGCAAACTTCTTAGACTTTATTAAACATGTCTACCCCGATTATAAAGTAGGAGAACATCATGCAAAATTGGCTAGATTATTTGAAGAAATATCAAGAGGAGTTAGAAAACGAGTTATCGTTAATATCGCGCCTCGTCACGGAAAATCAGAACTTATTTCCTATCTGGCTCCGGCTTGGTTTTTGGGTAACCACCCAGCAAAAAAGGTTATCATGGCATCTCATACAGCTGATCTTGCTGTTAACTTCGGTCGTCGGGTCAGGAATCTCGTGGGTTCAGACCCTTATAAAGACATATTCCCCGATATCAATCTACAAGCGGATAGTAAAAGCGCCAGTAGGTGGGGTACCAATTATAACGGTGAGTATTTCGCTATTGGTGTTGGTGGTGCTTTGGCTGGTCGTGGAGCAGATCTATTTATAATCGACGATCCCCATTCAGAGCAAGATGCCAAACTAGGCAAAGGCGACGTATTTTTGCCAGCTTGGGAATGGTTTCAGTCAGGACCTCTACAAAGGCTTATGCCTGGTGGTGCAATTATTGTAGTTATGACTCGATGGTCTAAATTAGACCTAACAGGACAGATAGTTGACCAAATGGTTAAGAATGACGACGTTGATGACTGGGAAGTCGTTGAATTTCCTGCTATTTTAGAGGATAAAAGTGGTCAAGAAGTTCCATTGTGGCCTGAATTTTGGCCATTAGAAGAATTAAAAGCAAGACGAGCCGCATTAGACATACGATATTGGAACGCACAGTACTTACAGAACCCGACATCGGAAGAAGGCGCACTAATTAAGCGAGAATGGTGGAATATGTGGGAAGAAGAAGACCCACCACCCTGTGAATTTATAATAATGACACTTGATGCTGCTCAAGAAGCTAATAATAGAGCAGATTACAACGCATTGACAACATGGGGTGTCTTTTTTAACGAAGAAACTAATAACTACGCTATAATATTACTTAATGCAGTAAAAGAGCGTTTGGAATTCCCAGAACTTAAGCAGCTTTGCTTAGATGAGTATCGAGAATGGGAGCCAGATGCCTTTATTGTAGAGAAAAAATCAAATGGAGCAGCACTATATCAAGAATTTAGGCGTATGGGAATCCCTGTGGGAGAATTTACGCCAGGTAAAGGGCAAGATAAAATTAGTCGTGTTAATGCTGTGTCTGATTTGTTTAGTGGGGGTGTTGTATGGTCGCCAGACAGACGTTGGGCGCATGAGGTTATTGAAGAATGCAACGATTTTCCGTCAGGAAAAAATGATGACTTAGTTGATGCTACAACGCTGGCTTTAGCAAGGTTTCGGCAGGGTGGATTTATTCGCTTGCCAAATGACGAAGAAGATGATATACAGATGTTTAGAAGTCAAAAAAATAAAAGATATTATGCAGTATAAAGAGGATAAATAATGGCAGATATAGATAAAGGACTATATGCAGCTCCAGAAGGCATAGAAGAAATAGCTGAAAGTGAGGAGGCAATTGAAATTGAAATTGAAGACCCAGAAAAAGTTACTATTGGCATTGGTGATACTGAACTTGTTATTGATCCTGATAGGATGGATGATGATACGTTTTCTGAAAACTTAGCTGAAGAACTAGATGACCAATATTTAGCTGAACTATCTTCAGATTTACTCGAAGATTTCTCTAATGATATAAACTCTAGAAAAGATTGGCTTGAAACTTATGTTGATGGCTTAGAACTTCTTGGTCTTAAGATAGAAGAACGTACTGAACCATGGGAAGGCGCATGCGCTGTCTACCACCCACTACTCTCCGAAGCATTAGTTAAATTCCAAGCTGAAACAATGATGGAAACATTCCCAGCTGCAGGCCCTGTGAAGACTTCTATTATTGGTAAAGAAACTCCAGAATGTATTGAATCTGCTCAACGTGTACAAGAGAATATGAATTATCAGCTCATGGATAAAATGCCAGAGTATCGACCTGAACATGAAAGAATGTTATGGGGACTAGGTTTAGCAGGTAATGCGTTTAAGAAAGTTTATTATGACCCAGCACTAGAACGCCAAGTGTCATTATTTGTTCCAGCTGAAGATATGGTTGTGCCTTACGGTGCATCTAACTTAGAAACAGCAGAACGTATTACTCATGTGATGCGTAAAACAAAACAAGAAGTTCACAACTTACAAGAAATAGGATTTTATAAAGATATAGATTTAGGTGAACCTGATTATGACCTAGATAACGTTGAGAAAAAAATTGCAGAGCAGATGGGTTTTGATGCAACTAATGATGATAGATATAAAATACTAGAGATGAATGTTAACCTTGACTTAGAAGGTTATGAAGATAAAGATGGAAATAGAAAAACAGGAATAGCATTACCTTATGTTGTTACTATTGATAAAGGTACATCTGAAATTCTAGCAATTAGACGTAATTGGAATCAAGATGATAGTAAGAAAAAACGACGTGAGCACTTTGTTCACTATGGTTATATACCAGGATTTGGATTTTATTGCTTTGGTCTGATTCATCTAATTGGTGGATTTTCAAAATCAGGCACAATGTTATTAAGACAGTTAGTAGACGCAGGTACATTATCTAATCTCCCAGGTGGATTTAAAGCAAGAGGCTTACGTATTAAAGGTGATGATACACCAATTGGACCAGCAGAGTGGAGAGATGTTGAC